CCAGCGATAAGCTGCTCACTCACATATCCGACGCGTTGGGCTACGGGCTATGGAAGCTTTTCCCTATTCGCCAAGACAACTCAGGAATTGGACCTACCTCACAACGAAGATAGACACTTTAAATCTTTTCCCACACAATTAAAGCAAGTTGACTTTTCCAAAGGCCATAAATGCTAACCCTCGAAATGCTCGCCACCCCCGAAGGCAGAAAGAAAGTAATACAATTCGCCGAGTCAAAAGATAATATTGGGAGGAAGGCTGAAAGCTTCAAGCAAGTCGAAGTGTTTTATGACCGCCTAAGAGAGTTTGTGGTTGAGGAGTTGCGTCAACAATTCAGCGAGCAAACTATCTCCGAGATGCCGCTGGTCAAGTCGGTTAATATTGCAAAGCGTTGTGTAAACAACCAGGCAATGATCTATTCAAACGCGCCAGAGCGCACATGGTCGGATCTGTCAGATGTGGACCAGGAAATCATGTGGAAGATTTACCACGACATGGGAGCTAATAAAAAGCTCGACTTTGCTAACAAGATGTTTAAGCTCCACAAGCAAGTCCTACTCCAGGTTATCCCAAAGAATGGCAAGCTGATCATGCGTGTTCTTCATCCTCACCAGTGGGATGTAATTACCTCGCCCGACGATCCCGAGAAGGCTATTGCATATGTCATTAGCGCTTACGATAAGACTGCAAACTTCCAAGATAACGAAGTAAACCCTGCCACCGGAAAGCGTTCTATCTCTGGGCAGTATACGGCCAGCTTCATCCAGAACGCTGATATGCGCGAGCAGGAAAGACAAAAAAATAAGACCTACGTTGTCTGGACAGAGCAAGACAACTTTATGATGAACGGCGCGGGGGATATTCTCGGGGAGGTATTGCCTAACCCTATTGGCTTTCTTCCGTTTGTTGAGGTGTCTGAGCAAAAAGATTTCGAGTATTGGGTGCGCCAAGCCAATGCGTACACTGATTTTACCATTGAGTTTAACGCTGCAATGACCGAGACTCGTCAGACTGTTAAGATGCAATCCTTTGCCGTTGCTATTGTTAAGGCACCTAAAGAGATGCGCTTTAACAATCTTCAAATTGGTCCTAATTACATTCTTCATCTTCCTAATGATGAGGTGAATGGCATCAAGACAGAGTTTGAGTTTGCCTCCCCCTCGGCTAATATTGAAGGCTCTATTCGGTTCCTTGAGGTCATGCTTTCGGGGTTCTTGTCATCTAATGGCATTGACCCGAAGACCGTCACAATGAACGGAGAGTCCAATCAGTTCACATCGGGGCTTGATCGCTTGCTTTCTTTGATCGACAAGATGCAAGCCTCTAAGTCTGACTACGATCTTTTCTCGAAAGCTGAAAGTGATCTCTATGATCTAATTAAGCGATGGATGAATGTTCTACGTGGAACACAAAGCCTTAGCCCTGAGTATTCTGTGCAGGTCCCGGATGACTCTGAAGTGACTGTTTTGTACCACCAGCCCGAAATGGTTCAATCCGAGTCAGACAAGCTTGACACGTGGGCAAAGAAAATAGAGATGGGCCTAGCCTCTCCAATTCATGCAATCATGCAGCTTGAAGGGCTTTCAAGAGATCAAGCACTAGAAAAGTACAAAGAGATCCAATCAGACCAAGAAATGGATTTCGAGGAAGAGACAGAACAAGTGGAAGAGGTCGAAGATGAGACCGAAGTACAGTCTTGATGAAGTAAGCCAAGAGATCGACCTTTCAGAAGTGCTGGGCAGAAACCCTAGCGAGGTAGAGGCGCGTGAGTTTCTGGATGAGGCAATCAATCTGATCATCGAAAGAACACAAGCAGGCTTTGATATCAACGGGCGGGCGTTCAAGCAATACTCAGAGGAGTATGCTCAGTTCAAGGGCGTTTCTCGCGGTGATGTTGACCTCACCCTAACCAGTGCAATGCTATCGGGAACAGCGGGAGAAGTTGACGGATCTCGCGTAAAGCTATTCGTTGAGGCTGATCAGGTGTCTAAAGCCTATAATCATAACGTGGGTGATACCCTTCCAAAGCGCACCTACTTTGGCCTTACGACAGAAGAGATTGAGTCAATCGCTGGCGGCATCGGTGTTGCCAATGTGTTTGAGCAAAGGCAACAATTAGACATCGCAGAAATCATCCGCAACATTGGATTCATAGTTGACGAAGATTAGACTGACTGGATTCGATCAAATAACGCCAAAGGTAAAGCTCGGGATTACTCGCGCCATCTCGGAAGCTAAGTTTGAAAAGACCTTTCGGGACTTGTGGGTTCAGCAACTGCAGGAGAAGGGGTTTGCCGAAGGCTTGCAGCCCGGAACGGTCACAAATAGAAAAAGAATTGCAGCATTTAACGAAACCGATCCGGCCTATCAGCCAGCCAAGGCCAATCTAACCCTAACAGGTCAGCTTTTAAAATCACTTAAGGGCTTTTTCCTTGGCTCAAAGCTAGTGTTTAGCATTCGCGCAGGCGGAAGACACAAGCCCTATGAGAACGCAGAAAGCTCGGGGCGGGCACTATTAGCAGCATTTGAAAAGAGAGACAAGCTGGGCAACGCAAGGCAACTAGAGCTAAAGCAATTCAAAAAGAACAGGGCGGCGAAGCAAGTGAAAAACTCGGACATAGCTAAATGGCAGTCTGATATTTTTGACTTTGGTCAGATCACTCGCAGTCCTGATTTTCTAATCGAGATAACCAAGAGACTTAAGGAAGTAATCATTGCGCGTTATCGCAATTGACAACATCAAAGGAGAGTTCGAAAATGGAACAAGAAGTCAAGAATCCAGAGGGTTCAAACCCACCAGCCAGTGGCGAGGGGTCAGGGGATAACAAAGTTTCCTATGATTCATTCCGCAAATCAGTAGAAGCAGAAAAGAATGCAAGGAAGCGTGCCCAAGAGCTAGAGTCTCGCGTCCAGGAATTCGAGCGCAAGGAAATGGAGAAGGCTGGTCAATACGAAAAGCTAATCCAGCAACTCAAGGAAGAGAACGAGCGCGTGAAGTCCGAGGTTAAAAAAGAGCGGGAAACCTATCTCTGGGAAAGAATAACGACCGGGATCAAGACCGAGGCTTTGAAAGCTGGTTGTCAGAGTCCTGATAAGTTAATCAAACTCCTCGACAAAAGTGACTTTGAAGCTTTGCAAGCCGATGCTGATGGCTACAATCTAAAGCAGGAATCACTTTCCATGCTTATCGAGAAGGCCAAGAAAGAGAACTCATTCCTCTTTTCTTCTCAGACTGTAAAAATCAATGACGCTGCACCAGCTTCTCGCCCTTCATCTGGTGGCGAAAAATCACTAGATCAAATGTCTAAAGAAGAGATTTTACAAAAACTTAAAGGAGTTTAACCATGGCCGCTAACGTACTAACAAACACAAAGGCAGACCTAATTGCCGCCCTCGTTCAACGTGAACTTTTGGAAAGAGCCTCTCTCCTTCCTTTCGTTACTGATTACTCTGGGCTCGCAGTTAAAGGTGCTAAGCAAATCGAAATCCCGAAGCTTTCTAGCTTCACAGTTCAGGACCGCGCTTTCGGCGCTGCTGCAACTGAAAACGCTGCTCTCACTGACTCAACTGACGTAATCACACTGAACAAGAACAAGATTGTTCTTTTCGGCTACGACTCACACGATGAGCAACAATCAAGCATCAACTACATGGCAGCCGCAATCGCTCGCGCTTCTTCTGCTCATGGCCGTCAGATCAACACTGATATTATCGCCGAGTGGACACTTCGCGCTGGTCTCTCTGTGAACGCTGGCGTTCCTGCTGACATCACTGTTAACGCTATCCTCGATATGCGTGAGTTCCTTATCTCTAACTTCGCAGACATGACTCGCACAGTTCTTGTTATCGCTGCCGACCAAGAGAAGGCAATGCTCAAACTTGCTGAGTTCTCACGTTATGACTATCGCGGAAACGGCGCAAGCCCAATCGTAAACGGTGCCATTGGTTCAGTTTATGGCGTTCCTGTGGTCATTAATCAACAGCTAGGGGCGCGCCAGGCCTTCATGGTAAACCAAGAGGGCTGCGGTTTCGCATTCCAAAAGGCTCCCATGGTTGCAGAAGACACCGCGCTTCAGTACGGCA